ATGAATACAATTAAACCAACTATTTATATGATTTATGGCCAGTATGGAAGTGGAAAAACAAATGCTTTGTTTAAGTTATGTTATCATAAGTTGAAAGAAGATAATCTTGAACAGAAATTAGTATTAATTTCTGCAAATTACTGTACTATGGGACAGAATTATATTTGTCAAAAATTTTGTGAAATAATAAATATTCAATTTGAATCAAGATTAAAAGAAAAACTTACAGATTTTAATTATAAATCAGATACGACCTATTTCATAGATTTCGGTTCTTCTCTAAAAGACCAGAAATATATCTTTGAATTTTTCAATTCCGGAAACTTCAATTTTAATCCAATATTAACAATTCCAGCTTTTATGGATTTCTCTATAGCAGAGTGTGTATTATCTCAGTTTAGTTTTATAACTAAACCAAAGATTCTACTGACATTCTGTGATTATGTTTCTAAAACAAGGATAAATGATTTTGAAGTTTACCTTAAAAAATTGAATACTTGTATTATTGGATTAAATAATGCTTCAAATCTTTCCAGAGGATTTATTTTAAAATAATTCTTTTTGGCTCTCATTTTATGAGAGTGTGCTATAATATATTTAACTTTAGGAGGTTACTCATGAGCAAAAAATCAAACTTAAATAAAGAACATGAGAGCTTTGCAACATTTAAACGTATCGTAAGATATGATGAAATGATTGCAAGCGGTACATATCCTAATGTTGAAGATTTTAGAAAAGAATTCAAAGTTTCAGAAGCAACGGTTCATCGTGATTTAGATGCTCTTCGCTGGCAATTTGGAGCTGAGTTTTTACTGGAATATGATCGCTTTCATAAAGGTTATTATTATACAAGACCAACATTCCGGATTCCAGGACATCTAACAACAAGTAAACAAATTATTGCAGCGCGTTTAATGCAGAATCTTATAGAATCACTTCACGGCACACCTTTATATAATCAGTCTGTCGAAGTTTTTGCTAATTTTTCTGACAATATCGAACCTGATGCTCAAATCTCTCTTGGTAAAGAACTTTCAAAAAAGATTTCATTTATAGGAATGGAACCTGTACAGATTTCCAACGAAGTCTGGGATAGTATAGAAACAGCTTTGGCAAAAAATCAATATATTACTTTTGATTACAGTTTTTATGACGGTAACGAAGAAACTCAGAAATATACAATTCAACCTTGGCAGCTTTTGTATTATCAGGGAATGTGGTCTTTATATGGATACGTTCCAAAAGAAAAACAAGCTAAGTTTTTCAATCTTCCATTAATCAGTAATGTAGAAGTCAGAAAAGAAACCTTTGAACCACCAAAAGATTGCGAGTACCTTAAAAAAGCAAAAGGTAATTTCGGCCGTTATATCGGAAGCGAAACTTATAACTTCAAAATCAGAATCAACAGAGATATTACTGCAAATTATATCAAAACCTACAAATGGACTGATGACCAGAAGTTTGAAACGCAATCAGACGGCACAGTTATAATGACTTTCTCAAGCAACCAATATTATCCGGTTCTAAACTGGATAATGAGCCAGGGCCAGTGGATTACTCCACTCGAACCGCAACAGCTTGTTGATGAATGGAAAGAGAATGTAAAAGGCATGATGAAAAATGCTCAAATATAAATTATAGGAGATTATAAATATGGAAGATGAAATCAAAGCATTATTAAATGAAGGTTTATTAGAACAAACAAAATATAAAGGTTATCAGGAAAGAATTTATACTCTTTATGAATTACGAACTTCAGCGAATAACTATTCATCCAGAGCACCTGTAGAAATCCGTAAATTTATAAAAGAGAAATATTCAGAAATTTATAATTATCCTGAAGAAAATCTTCCTTTAGAACTTTTAAAAAAAGTTTATGGTATAGCAACAAAAGAAAAATGGGTGCCTGTAGCTGGTTATACAAAAAAAGATTTTTTAGTAAGTAATTATGGCCGGATAAAACATCGTTCCCCAATTGATGGAAAATATCATCTTGTATATCAAGATGAAGATGATTGTGATTTATACAAAGGTTATTTAAGACCACAAAAATATATAGACGGATCTGTCTATAAAGGTTCGAAAAATTATTCTTATCATTTTATTGCTTATGGCTTTTTTAAAGAACTTTATGGCGAAAAATTAGACATACATCATATTAATAACAATGGTTATGATTGCAGACCTGATAATTTAATTCTTCTTGAACCAAGAGAACATTCAAAAGCTCATGGATTTTTTGTTATTAGTGATAAAAATAGGAATTTAAATGAATAGTTTTTATCTTTGTGCAAATAAGTTTGATTTTTCGATACCTTCAGAAAAGATTAGTGAAGCTATAAAAACTTCTGATTTTTTAGTTAGTGATGATAAATGCATACACCGTTTAATTGGCATAAAATATAATGATTTCTCTCCTAAAATCACAATTGTTTGTACAAGGAATGAAATGGTAATTGCAAAACAAATAGCATTCGAATTAGGCAAAAAGATTTATAACAATAATTTATTGTCTGCACGTTTATTTTATAACTATAATAAAGGACAAGATATTTGTAATGATTTAAATTCTCTTGGTTCTTTATTTAAAATCTATAAAATGTGGTCAAAACGATCTTTTCATTGTCAGGTAAAGTCGTGGTATAAATTCCTGCTTCCTGATTAGAAAATAAACAAATATTTTAAGATTGTTGTTTTTCTATTTCCTTAGCAAGTAATTCAGCAAAAGTTGATTTACCATCATAAGGATATTTTTCAAGTATTTCTTGATGGCAACGAATATTTTCTTGCAGTTCAAGTATTTGTTGGTAACATTCCCAACTGTTGTATTTACAAGCTCTGTATTGTAAAGCAAGCAAGTCTTGTTTCATACTTTTAAGGTTAATAGGTTCAGTTCTTTCAATTTGTTGACTTGGTACAATTCTTGAAATTGGTTCAATACTGTTAATTGGTGTCATACTTTTTCCTCCATTTCAAAATTATAAAATTCAATACTCTCAAATAACGCTAGTCAAAAAAAATATTTTTTGCACACTCATTCTTTGAGAGCTTGTTAATTCATAATGTAATTATGAATAGATCAGTTTTATTTCATCGTGAAAATGAATGTGAATGGCGTTATGTTGGAATCTGGGCAGATATGCTGGATTCATGTATTCTTGCAATCGGAGTTGCAAACTTATCAGATTATTTAATTCTATTTAAAGAATATAGTAATCAACTCCAGATTCTGCAGGATAATCTTCGTCTGCGTAATCTCTATAATCAACACATTGCATTTAACGAGAAAGAAGAAATCTCAAAGATGGAAGAAAAAATAAAAAAGAATATATCAGATCTTCCGGAAAAATTGGATTTATTAGTTTATAATCAAAAGGATGATTGCCTTATGAAAATTGAATACAAGAATAATGAACTTAATTATTTAGTCTATTAATTATTAATTTCCATTGACAGCAACTCAATTTCAAGTTATCTTAAATTTAAGGCACTTCATTTGACACAGTGATTTAAAATTAACCTAAATGAATTGCTTCCCTTTTCGAGGGGAATCAGTCCAACTTATTTTAGTTTTAATGAATCTGTATTGAAAGTTCGTGTTTGATTTACCTTAAATATTTTACATTATTTATTTAACATCAATTATGAACACTCGAAGTGTCTTCAAAAATCTATTTGGAGGCATTCATGAATTTTAGTGAACCACAATCAATTATCAATTCTCAAAGAGAAATCGAAGAAAAAATCGATTACAGTTTCGGGACAAACCGTCGTTTATTAGTACAGGCCTTTACAAGAAAATCTTTCGCCGAAGAAAATGAAGGAATCGAGGATAACGAAGTACTTGAGTTTTACGGAGATCAGCTTGTAAACACCATTATGACAAAATGGATGTTTGACTCATTCAGCCAATACTCTGGCAGTTTTCAAAATGATTATTATTATTCTAAAAAAAATGAAGATGAACTTTCTGAAATACGTGCCAGTTATATTAATAAATCTGCATTGGCGCATTGTATAAGAATTCTTCAGCTAGATTGTTTTTTGCTGCTTGGCAAAGGTGATATAAAAAAAGAAATCTGGAATAATGATAAAGTTCTTTGCGATTTATTCGAAGCAATCATTGGTGCTATTGCTGTTCATTCAGCCACCCGTACATCAAATGGCTATAAATGGAATTATGACATTATAGAAAAGTCCTGTAAGAAAATGTGGGATATGTTAGATATCAAAGAAGACTATGTTGAAGAACTTGAATGTTTATGTGAAGAAATGGATATAGACTATCCAAAATATATTCCTCAACCAGTTTATCTTACCCCATCAGGACAAGAGTATCGTTGTAAAATTGAACTTTATAATGATGACGGAAATTGTTTTAAAAGTTTAGAAGCTTCCGGAAATACAAAAGTAGTTGCACAATTAAATGCAGCACAAGCTGCAATAAACTATCTTGTAGGAAGTCAAATTAAAACTGAGCTTCAAAATGCAACTCCCGAAAATGCACTTGAATTATTGAATGTTCTTTTTTTAAGAAAACAAATTGCGAAACCAGAATTTAATTTTCCTTCTTGTAAAAATGAAGATGGTAATCAGGTCTGGACTTGTGAATGTTATATTACAACATTTGAAAATCTTCCAGGCTATAAAGAACATGGTATCGATACTGGTTATACAAAACAGGAAGCAAAACAAAATGCCGCCTATGATTTAATTTGCTGGTACTTAGATAAACCAAATGAAAATCGTATATGGATTTGTCCGGTATGTGGTGCTGAAAATTCATATGATACAAGAATATGTACAACTTGTTACGAAGGCGAAAACTAAAATAAATTATAAGGATAAAAATATGGAAAATGAATTAGGAAAAATTGCATTATTAATTGATGCAGATAATTTTAAACAAATAAATAAAATAAAACCTGCCATTCTTGAAATTTCTAAGTATGGCAAAATTTCATTAAAACGTGCTTATGCAAATTGGACAAAAGATCAGTTCAGTAATTGGGGTGATGTACTTCGTAATTTTGCAATTAAGCCTATTCATCAAATTGATTATGTATCTGGAAAAAATGCAACAGATATGGCACTTACAATAGATGCAATGGATTTTCTATATAACTCAGATTACGATGTTTTTGTAATTGTTTCAGGTGACAGTGATTTTACTCCACTTGCAATTAAATTAAAGGAATCAGGTAAAACCGTAATTGGAATTAGTGCAAAAGGTAATACTTCAGAAGCGTTTGTCTCATCTTGTGATAATTTTATTTATACAGAAAATCTTGAAAATGAAACACAAGAAACTTCTACTCCTGAAGATGATAAAGAAGTCAAGAAGAAAGATAAAAATCTTGAATTACAGGATTTAATCAAAAAAGCTTATGACAGTAAGAATGATGAAGAATATGTAAATGTTTCAATTGCCGGTTCATATATAAAACGTGTAAAACCAGATTTTGATATTAGGAATTATGGTGTAAAAAAACTTACTGACTATTTGAAAAAATATCCTAAGCTTTATGATGTCAAAAATAGAAAATCTGGTAATAAATTAATATTTACTTACAAAATTAAAGAATCCTAATTTAGCAAGTAAAAAAAGCTTCCAAACTCTCTCCGGTTTGCCAGTGTGTCAGTCCTTCGCTACCGGGGAAAGCCTTTCGTCAGGTGACTCTTCTTCTATTTTTATAGAGAAAAACTTCGCTCTAAACTGAGCATCATTTTTCCATCTGTCAAAAAACGCCTTCCTGTTCCTTTCCATAACTGGCTTATTAATTGCTTTTTCTTCTTTGTTTGCATAAAGATATTCTATATATCTTCCACAGGAAGGACATTTAAAACGTTCTCTGTATTCGTCATACTTAAAAGTCTGAGACAAGTTTCTTTTCTTACAAATACCGCAATGACACACACAATCTTTTGTTTCACCAGGTAATAACACTCTGTCTTTTTTTCCGTTTCTCATTTTACAATACCTCGCCATTCAATTTTTACAGATAACCCCAGCCAGAACCTTTGGCCGTTGCTGCTCATTCTTTTAAAACCTTTCTCGCTCATCCTTAAGCCCAGCCACTTCTGCGACATAACCCGCTCATTATTTTTATTGCACCACTTGATATAAGTCTCATACAAAACCTTAGTATGAAGCCGCCAGCTTAAAGAGCCGTCAATTTCAAGACAGTCATTTACAAAAGTTCCTACTGCATCCATATCCATTCTATACTCCTCGTTAGCCTTGCTAACCGCATCCGCATCTCCAAGACCTTCTTTTTTCCACATCGCATAGCCCTGAATAAGCCAGTTCAAAATTCCTGCATTTTCTGCAATCAGCTTTTCAGTAAGATTTTTATCCCTCTGTTCCGGTGGAATCGTTACATCAAAAGGAATCATTTTAATACGCCGCCAGATACCGTTATCAGCTCCGCGGATTTTCGGCTTATGATTAGTCGCCATAAAAATCTTAAAGGTCGGCTTAAAAGAAAAATACTCTCCATACAAAAAGCGTGCCGTCAAAGAATCTTCACCTGTAACACTTTTAATCAGGCTTTCACTCATCGGGATTCCCTGTTCAATCTCGCTGGTAGTAACAAGCCTTGACCCCTTAAGACGTGCCAGGTCGTTACTCTGTTCCTTATTCTTTTTGATAAATGTTTCAATACCGGTGCTGCAGCCGTAGTCACCAAAAAGCTCAAGCAGCACATTTAAAAAGGTTGATTTACCATTAGCACCAGTTCCAAACAAAATAAAAAGACACTGCTCACTCACGTCTCCGCTTAAAGCATAGCCACAGGCCTTCTGAATAAAACGAATCAGCTGCATATCCTTAGCAAAAATCTGCATCAAAAAAGTTTTCCAGGTCGGACAGTCCGCCGCCTTGTCATAAATAAAATTACTCTTCTTAGTTATAAGATGCTTGATATTCGGCTCTTTAGCTTTTCCGGTTTTAAGATTCAGAGTCAGTCCTTCCACATTAAAAAGATAGTTATCCGTATCAAACTCTTTTTCAATTGTTTTGATTTCCGGCCGCATTTTCAAAAGCCCAACAATTGCCTGAATCTTCCTGAAGCTTTCACTTTTAATAAGATGCTTTTCAAAATCCTGCTTCAAAATCGGGTCTGGAATATAACGCTGAATCCTGTACATCTGATGAATAAAGATCGGAATACGCTCCTGCACAAAGCCGCGGTAATCAATTTCCCAGTTGGTCCCGTTCCACACAAGAAACTTATCCCAGGTAATACAGTAGCGGATTTTATCCTGATAAGCCCTCAAAAAATAAAGCGTGTTCGTCAAATCCGTAAACTGCATTTCACCGCTAACGTATTTGTTAGCCTTCATCTCAAGGCCTATCTGTTCGAGGACAGCTCTTTCATTTTTAGAAAATTCGTTTTCAGTCATTGATATATCCGTTAGCTTTCAAAAGCCTGTAAAACAAAATCAGCTTATACTGCAGCTGCTCATATCCATCTATCAAATTATTTGAAGTAATAGTCTTAAGAATTTCTGTAAGCTTTTCCTGTATCAAAATCAATGCCATAGGATTATCCGCAAAGCGCTCAAAATCCCACCAGGCCACAAACTTATCAGCTTCCTCATTCTGCTTCACATCAGGAAAGCACTTAAACTTTTTGTAAATCGTAACATCATCCCGAATCGAAACAAAAAAATCCTTTGCATCTGCCCTTATATCAGAAGGGACATAATTTTGAGGAACCTGAAAACGTCGCTTCATTTTGCCCCCGGCTCATGTACAAATATTTCTTGGGCTCTTCCGCAGGCTGTCCTGTCATCATCAAAAACAACCTCAGGCCAGAAGGTCCACCAGCCACTTTTATCAATATCATTTTCATCCACCACGTCATAAAAGATGATTCCTTTTTCCTCATCCTTTACAACTGCCGGAAAGTTCACCACATTTCCATCAGGCTTACGCGCCCAGATTTTCACATCCTCATAGCCCGATAAATCACAATGAGTATCAATAAGAATTCTTAACTTGCTTCTAGCTCTAAAAATATATTTCATATCTTACAGTCCAAAGTAATCTCATCCGCAATCGGACAATACAAAGTTAAAACATTATTAGCTTCCCGGATTTTCCCGCGTAGCCAATCCCAAAAACTCATAAAGCTTTCAACCGCCCTGTAAAACAAACGCGAAGCAAAAGGAAGTGCATCTACAGAAAGCTCATCCTCAAAGCTTCTAAAGCTTTCCCCAAGTCGGCTAAGACTTTCTTCATTCTCAAAAGTATTTTCTATAGCCTTGTGATAGCAGGCTTTTTTTTCTGCAGTGTCTGCCATTGATGGAGAACTAAAGCAGCCGCGGATAAGCAAAAGAAGCTTACCTGCAATATCCGAAGCACCAAGACTCTCAACTTTTGTAATAATCTTCCAAAGCCTTCTGGAAAAAGAATCATTCAAAGCCAGAGTCCTAAGCATAGTTCTTTTAGCTCCAAGACTACGACCCGCAAAAGCTCCGCTGGCTCCAACATTTCCAAGCACAGACCGGGTATAAAAAATTCCATCCGGTTCATTTTCATACTGCAGGTAAATACATATTTCCCAGTCAGAAAAAATATTTCGCTGCTGGCCAATAAAATCTGGAGAACTTACATATGCGAGCTGCGATGCATAATCACGACGTCTTGCCCGAGTCCAGTAGAAGTAACACATGGTTGTATCGGCATCTTCAATTTCTCCTGTAGCAACATAGCCGAAGATATCTGAATAAAGTCCAAAGAATATTCTTTCACCTTCAACAAGCTTTCTTTTAAGATTTACATTAAAAGCTTTCCAGCCATTAGATTGACCTGTAAGTGAAGTTTCATAGAAAGAAGTATTAAGACATTCTGTAAGGTTCCAGTTAGCGTCTGCTGTAAAAACAAGGGGAATATAAGGCTTGTAATCCACGCCGTACATATAATCCCAGAACCATTCAGAAGTTGGAGCATGATAATAGAAGTAAATGGTTACGGTTGTTGAATTAGAGTTCTTCGGACAGATGGCTCTGTAGCCAAAAACATCCTGCTCATCAACAATTTCACCTTCCATTTCCTCGTATTCATCATCATCAATTTCAACTTCATACCAGGTTAGAATATCCTGTGGAGCTCCATTGTTGCCAACAATCGAATTACTCATATCAAGAACCGCTTACAGTAATCTGCCAGTCAATCTGAAGGCTGTCTGCAGAAGTAACGTTAACGCTTGGCGTAATCTGAGCATAAGCCAGGCACTTTGCAGCAGCCGTATTTCCATTCATCAAAGCAACTTCGTTAATTCCGTTCGCATTCAAGTCTCCAGCAGCAAAGCTTGCGCGATACAAAACCACGTTCCCGTTTGTTGCTCCAAAGGTTCCCTTGATTTTTGGAAAGCCGGTATCAAGCTTTTTATAAGTTCCAGTTGCAGTGTTTACAGTAGTATTGCTTTTAGGAGTCGAACCAGTCCAGCCGGTGCCCACAAGCATATAGCCGTTTGTAGCATCCACCTTGTTCTGAGTAGGATTACTAATCATCAGGTCAGCAATCAAATTGTCGCCGATTGTAGTAATCGTATTGTGATGCTTTGTAATCATTGGCCGCTCTTTCATTCTAAAGAGTGAACGCCAGAATCCATTTTTATAATATTTAACGTGCCCGTTACAATCTCGAACTGTAACAATAACAAGGCCTTTAAGTTTTCCTTTTGAACTAATCATTTACAAATCCCCATAATCAAACCAAACACCAGAGACGTAACAATCACGCCGCCAGTACCACCAATCAAAGCTCCATAAAAAAACTGATTTTGTTTTTTCTGGACTTCCGCCTTTAATTTTTGATTCTCCATTTCAAGATTTATCTTCGCCGCTTCCAGCTGGTCAGCTCTCTCTTTTTCAAAAGCCAGCTCACCACCAACTTCCAGTAAAGCAGCCTTAACTGCCTCCTGAGCCGTTCTCTCAATTTCTTCTTCTGCAATTTCCATAACTTCCTCAATTGTCAGTTCTGTGGCAACGTCTTCTGAATCTTTCTTTTCCGTCGCTGATTGTGTCGCAGACTGAGCCATAAGATTCTGCAAGAGTCCGAGCATCAGTACGCTCAATACGAGCAACCGCTTCCTCCCGTTTTTCTGCAGCACGTTTATTGATTTCATTCACATCCTCCTTCACACCGTCATCGTCATGCCGAACTTGTTTCGGCATCTCTCTTACAAAGAGGACTGCAAATATCGCCGCAAACACAGCCCCCAACCAAATGAATATTTTCTTAATCACTTCCCAGACTTTCTTCACTTGTTACCTTCCTTGTAAACTTAAAGTCCTTAAACTTCTGAATCTCTCTTCCTGCAATCACAGTAAGAGCAACCGTCAACCACTCAGCTCCGCCAAGAACACCACAACAAAGAAGCACAGTCGCAACAATAAAAATTACAAACTTTATGCTGAGCAGTTTTTCAATAAGTCTCTGAAACCTAAATCCAATCATCCGCGAGCTCCATCTATTGCATTTCTAATCTGCTCAAACTGGTAATCAGCTCCAAACAAATCCACATTGTCATCACTTGCTTTCTGCAAAGCCTCGCGGTCCAGCCCGCGCACAATAATTCTGTAATCATTAGCGTTGTACCAGGGCTTCATATCGCTCAAGCTTCTAAGCTCCGAATAAGGCTCCACACAGTTAAGCACAACATCCCGGCCGCAAAGTCCAGCCACATGGCAAATCTCATTTTCCTTGTACAATCTTGAACCAAGCTTTCTGTCATAAAGCGTCATAAAGAACGCCGCCTGAATATCGTCCTTATCCGGATTCTTCTTTGTAAAATATTTTTTAAACAAAGCATCCGCTGTAACACGAATAGCGCAGCCGGTTGCAAGCAGTAATGCAAGACAAACTGAGCCCGAACAGTCCGAGCTAATCAGATTTTCTTTTCCACTTTCATAACGCAAGAATTGCATCCGCCCAAGAAAATATCTGTAGCGTTCAGCCTCGCTAAGTCCTTCAACAATTTCCTTTTCAGCTTCAAGCATTAGTCTCATTCTTAAATTTTGATTATCCATCACATCCCCCGAACAACCAGCGTTATAACCGTTACCGCCACATTAAAGCAGCTTATAACACAGGCAATAATCGCCGTAGTTCTTCCAGCTTTACCGCTGTCATTTTTAATATGCTCTTCAAGCCGCCTTGCCGTCGCACACACATTCGGATTAAACTGGCAGGCCGTAGACCTTGAATCCAGAGAATCAATCTTTATTTCCACAGTCCTTTTGAACTCCTTCATTTCAGATCTGAATCCGCTCAATTCAACCTTAAGCCCGTTGATAGAATCAATCAGACTCTTCGTTTCACTTTCATGTAATTCTTCTTTTCCCACACAGCCTCCTAAACTCGTGTCACCCATATCTCAGAAGAGAACGCCTCTTCCTTTTTATATCTGAAAGTAAGCTCATCAATTCTCACTTTCTTATAAGAACTCGTACCCTTTAGCCTTATATCCATAAAAGCACCAACACGGGCATGAATAAGCGGAATATAAGTTGTCAGGTAATAAGCTCCTTTACAGTTGACACATTCAGACAAAAAGTCTTTAGCACGTCTCTGGCAGAAAGGCTCACCCTCAAATAAGTCATCAGATAAAAATTTTGATGTAATGTTTTTTACAATCTGCCCGTGCCTGGCAATCTCGTTATCATCCTTAACAAAAACGCTATAGTTAATTTCAGAAATAATTGCCCGGCCGGTAATCGAAGCCTTACGAACTCCAATCAGTTTTCCGTCTCTGCTAAGCTGTACAATGGCTCTGTCTTTATAAGTCGTAGTGTCGTACTGAATCACAAGAGGCTTATCCTCTCCGGTCACTTCTATGGCCTCTAAAAATTCCTGCTCACTGTCTATCGAATCTGCATAAACAACATTTCGTGTTTTTCCTTCATCATTCTTTGCAGTGTAAATAGCCTGGTAATCGTTATCAGAAATTATCTTCCTTGAGTCATCTGTAAACGGATAATAAGGCTGCATATCTTCGTCATACCACACAGGCGCATCCGAATAAGACCAGAGCTCCTGGCGTTCCGTCTGAACATAGCGCGTATATTTCAAGCGAACATTATTTGCATACTTATCTCTGTTATTAAAAAAGCGATAATGAGTAATTTCACATTCATTAAGACTAAAGCAGCTTTCATCACTGTACTCATTCTGTAAGTCATAAGGACTTTCAATAAAGCTCAAAGTTAAATCCTTACCACATTCCACAACTGCGTTATAAGCCTTAGCAAGCGAACATAATTCTTTCCAGGCAGAACCGGCTACAACTACATAAGGAATATCAAAGCCTAAGGTTCCGCAGTTAATTTCATTAGCACCAATTCCACCGCGTGCTGCAATAATATGAACTAAAGAATTTTCCGGATGCAGTCTGTCACAAACAACCGAGTGCACAACCACCTGGGCATCGGTCCAGTTTCTCTGAAGCTTTGTATCATCAAGTTTTTTAGAAAGGTCTATAAGCTTTATTCTGCAGGTCTTATTTGAATAGCCGGTTTCCTGAATCTGAAAGCCATCATCATCCACAAACATATGAAAACGAAAAAAGGTATTAGTCCGCTCACCAAAGCAATACCAGATCTGAACACCAAGTCCTGGTGCAAGCTCTTCATTATTTTCTAAATCAAAATCATTATGAGAGTTATCAAGTAAAAGTTCGCCAAGATTTACAATCCCGCCGTCCTCACTTTTATAAGAAGTCATCACACATTCAAGAATGTCAAAATCACGGATGTAAACGTCTCCGCCGACAAGCTCAAAAACTATGCGGACAAAGGGGCGGCTCTCTGTATTTCTGATTGCGTTCTCAACCTCAGGAGGAACTTCATAAAACTTCATATTCAGAGTGTAACCCCAAAGTGCGTTTGCAAAGTGCCAATTAGTGATTGCATTTTGACAACGCTCTTAAAGCACAATCTGAAGCATTTCTTTTTCGTTTCTTACATTAAAAACAAGAGGTCCGGTTATTCTAAAGCTCTGGTTACAAAGCACCGTATCAGCGCAGTTGATATCAACCATTTCACCCTCAGGCTCTAAGTCATATAAATCAAGACTCACGCCGTCTTTCTGGTCTAGCAGCAGACTAAGCTTTTCAATTTTTGATTTGTAAGGATAATGCTCATCACTAAGCGGAAAGTAAAGTTTAATTTTATAAAGAGAAGTTTCACCGTAAAGACCTGTAAGCTCAAAACGGTACACGAGGGGAAGTGTCTTTAAGTCAGCAGTAACCGCGTGTCCGTCAAAAAAATATGTCCGCCGTCTTTCCCACGAAAGTGAAGGAGTTGCCACTGGCCAGCTTTCAGTCCAGGCATTGTCTCCGCTCAAATCGAAACGCAGCTTAAATGCCTCGCCGTTATCTCCGCGAAGCTCAAAGCCCTTAATCAAAACCTCTTTGTAGATTACTTTTTCAAAGCCCTGGTCAGCATATAGATCAAAGGAGCTTTCATTATAAAAAAGCAGAAGAAACAAAGCCTTTGTGCACAGGTATTCAAGCCGTGTAACAAAACACCCTTGAATCAACTTTCCTGTCTCAATTCGCTTAAGCCTGTTCCTTCTGCCTATGCAAGATGGCAGCGTATAGCCTTTAGACGTTAATCTTACAGTTTCCTCGCTGTATGGTAATGGAATAAATTCATTGTCTTTTAATACCGTCAGTGTGCACTTTCTGCCTTGAATCTTCATACAAAAAGTGTAGCACCACAGTACAATTGCAAAGTGCCAATTAGTGTTGGCATTTTGCAAACGATAATGCATTACAATATGTACTGTTTTCTATCAATGAAATTGGTGTAGTCCCAAGGCAAAGCTTTTGGCTCATCATTTGTCCATGTGATTTTATCAGCGTAATTTTCATTGTGTCTTTTCAAACATTCAAGATAGAAAGCTTCTGCTTCTTTGTAATCATCGAACATAAACTTATAAGGCCAGTCTGATTCAAGCAACTTCTTAATGGCAGTTCTATAATCAACATAGAAATCACCTTTGATTCTGTTTACAATATGTTCCATTTCATAGTTACGCAAGAAGAAATCTTTTTCATTTCGTGTAAGTTCAGGAGAGAATTTTTGTCCTTGTTCTCCAAAACGTTTAAGCCATAAGTTTACATATTCAGTAGAAATAAATATCTCTTCTGCAAATGCTTCAGCTTCTTTCTGTGTGGAATGCATTTCAAATCGAATTCCATTTTCTTCCAAATAATCAAATTCATCAGGCTTAGAAATCATGTAGTAAAATTGCTTTGCAACTTCCTTAAGATATCTTTCCGGAGTGTTGCAATATATTTCATTGATAACAATTACAGGAACTTCAATTTCAGAACCGTATTTTCTATCCATAAGTTTTGTACAGAATCCCGAGATTTTATCAGTGCCAAAGTTTGCTTTATAAACACGAATTCCAAGTTGTCCGATAAGCTCTGTAATAACTACAGGACAATAACATCCAATATACATTCTTCCATCACGAAACTTGTTATAAACTTTGATGATTAACTGTGCATAACTAGTTTTAATGTTTTTAAGTTTTTTAATAAGATATTCCTGACGGTCTACATAAGTATAAAAGCCACCGTTATCCTTAAAGGTATCCCAGAAATCAAAATGATCTTCCCAGAATTCTGAATCTTTAACAGATTCTTTTATAGCCTTAATAATTTTCTTAAAGGCTTTAGAGAATAAGTCTTTATCTCTAAAAGTCATTTCAAATTGAGAGCGAACCCTAAAGCATGGAATAATCTGAACAGTTTGAGCAGTTTTTGTAGAATCAGTTTGATTTTTAATGTTTCGCAAAAGTTCTTCCATTTGAGAAAGTTCAAAATCAGTAAGAGAAATTAAAACATTCCAGTTCTTCTGTCCAAGAATCTGTGCAAGCCAATGTTGAGAACGTGCAAGCTTTATATCCTGCCTGTCCTTATCATCTAACTTCAATTTATTAAAATGATAATCAACATCATAAAACTTCCAGTCATAATGATATGAATTGGAACCATCTGTGTTTGTTGTGATTGTTTGAGTCTGCCAATCTTTTAAAAAGTTTTTGGCTTCTCGTTTAAAGAAATCAATAGACATAATGATTTACTCCTTGAGCCTCTGTCTTATTGCTAATTTTGCCAGTACCTTTAAGCAGCAATAAACCTGATGCTCGTAGGTAATCATTAAAATTGTGATATGGTATGGACAAAGCCTTCGCACTGGCTGCAAGTTCTACCACAGAACTCTGATTCCAATATAAGAAGAAGTTTCATTTATGTCAATGATTTAAATTTCAATCTCTGATATATTAAATGCATCGGGGCTGTAGCTCACCTGGCTAGAGCGTTTGAATGGCATTCAAGAGGTAGTCGGTTCAAGTCCGATCAGCTCCAAAGGATTTTATTATGGGTAAAAAAATCTGGTACAGTAAACCGCTCTCAGATATGTGGGCACAATACAGAAAATATCATCGTCTCTATAAAGGTTCTGTTGAAGATTTTTACAAAGTAAAAAACAACCAGATTTTCACAACACCAGGAGCAACTCCGTTAAATATTCAAAGCTGGGTAAGCATACTTGATTTATGGCGTTTAGATGCACATAAAAAGTTTATCCATATTTATTTTAAAGACAAAGAATTGCGTGACTATCTTGCAAACATGAAGCTTCATGATTTAGATGGCATTGTTGAGTTTCTATTTTCTCAGGGGCAAACATTTTATGTAGCTCCTAGTATTGATAGTAAACATGTTTTTGCTACACCGGAAAAAGTTAAAACCTATTCTTTTGGAATCCATGTTCCTTATGAAAAAGAAGATAAAGGCTATGCTTTCCAGCTGACTTATACAGAAGATAAAGATATGTCTCTCTTATGGGCACAAGGTACAAATGAAGGCTGGTGCAATGCTGAAAACTACAAGGAAAATTTAAACGGCAAAGGCGAACATGCTGAATTTTTTGCTTATACTTTCCGCCTGGCTATTAATACAATTGCCTATATGAATGCTTTTCCTGAATGTGTTACGGAAGGTGTTCCACCCACAGAAGAAGATACTCTCTCATATATTTTAAATACGTCTGAAAAAATTCAGGAGAGTGTAAAAAATCCGGATCCAAATCGTACCGTAACACCACATTTCAGAAGCGGCTATTTTAAGTTCTGTGGTTCCGATTTCTATAAAGAAAAACGGAACCAAATTATTTTTGTTTCTGAAACTATGGTAAACGGCAAAGCAAAAACTATAGAAAAATCAAAAGATGAAGAAAAACTAAGAAATTTTGAAACCTGATTTTACAATGGATATTTAAATTTATTTTTTTCAAAAAAATATTTTATTGTTTTTGCTGTATAACATAAATCCTTATCCCTTGACGGATGAACAACATGAATAATATCTATATCGGGGTATTTTTCATATCTATAATTTTTGCTATCATAATCAAAAAGACAACAAGAATCTTGTGGCATCCATCCCCACATTTCAGATGTTCCCCAAACAAATACAATTTGTGGTTTTACTATATCCAATATAGTATAAAAAAGTTCTCTTGATTCATCTAAATATTCCTTTACAAATTGTTTGTCACTTGCCCCATATCCTACACAATGAGAAAAAAAATTGTAAAAAACAATTTTATTAGCTATATATTCATTATCAATTAAATTATTTGATAAAACTGCTTGTGTATTAGAATAAACATTATACTGTTCAAGAAAGCAATCTCTGGTAAAATTATGGTCATTATCAACTTTAGTTTTAGAAACAGGATCATCTATTAGATCCGGGGAATAATAATGTGATTCTCCGACAATTAATACCTTAGGAGAAGTTTTACAGTAATCTTTTCCTACCCAAGGGTAATATAAAACATTTTTTTGAGAAAATTCTTTGTCAAAAATATTAGAACAGTTTTCTAATGTCATAATTAAAGCTCATTTATTGTATCTGGAAATTTAATTTTTAATATGTTTGATATTTTTGTCCATGTAGTATAACCACAATATGAATCTCTAAACTTTTGAAAATCTTCTTTTTTATTTCTATGAGGTAGGTTCTTCTCATAATAATCTAAGTCTTCATATCGCGTTAATTCATATGAATTGATCTTTTCTTCATCAATGATAAAAAAATAATAAACTTTTTTTTCACCATCGATTACGCTATCAGCATGACGAATTAATTGATTTCTCGGATCAAGCCATTGTGTTGAGGTTGTTAAATGAGGTTCTGTTCTTTTTGCTTCAGCGATATAAATTGACGAAGTTGTTTCAATATAGATATCTGGTTTTGAATAACCTTCGAAAATATACCATTCTTTTGTTTTCTCAGGATTACTTCTAATTAGATTTAAGGCTTCATTCTTTTTAGTTTCAGAACCATTAAATAATTGCTTTCTATTTTCTTGAGTTGTTTTATTGGTTGACCCATAATTCGCTAAATGGATTAATTTATCAGTATTATTCACAAGCCATTCTAATAATGATTGTTTAGGACATAAGCCTTTTTCATTTTCGCCAAAACAAATTTCAAGGATTTTTTCATCATTTTTAATTGGTTTTATTTTAGGTAGCAAAGAAAACAGTAGGTTAATTTTATTTTTATCTTTACCTATTTCTTTCATAAGTGGAGAGACTCTTGTTTTTGTACTATCTTTTTTACCACCCATAATAAAACCTCAAGATTATAAATCTTTTATGAGATCAAGAAATTGTTCTTTTGTTTTTGAGCCTTCAACCTGAAGCTTGTCATAAACTAGGAAATACTTAAATTGTTTTCCTGCGTTCTGTGCCCAGATATTGCCAAGCTTAATTTTCTTAGTAGCTATCAAGTGGTCGCCTTTTGTTTCCAGCATAATGATTTTTCCACTTGTAGTTTTGATTATGAAATCAGGGTAATGATTTGTAACACCGTTAATTTCAAATCCTTCTCCACGAGAAGGATTTCTGTGCCACCATTCGACATTAGGTAAAGCTGCAACTTCTGAAATCACAAGCTTTTCAAAATCATTCATTTCACCTTCTTTTTCATAAAGGGACTTTTGAATTGATAATGTCGTAGGATTTGGAATTGTAAAAATTTCAGGTAGTTCATACCAATAATTTAATTGTATTTTGTCTTTTTCTATATCGTTATAAAATTTAGGTTCGCAATAGGCATCGCTTAATTCATCGATTTTATCGCTGATTGTGTTCGAATAAAGGAGAATATTTGAAGCAAACTTTTCAAACTCGTCTTCCGTAAAATTCTTAAGAATGTGCTCTATGTAGGCTGCAAGTTCCTTATCATCAATTGGATATTTACTACCCATAATTTCCATAACCTGTGATTTTGCAATTTCAATTCGAGCTTCTTTTTTCTGGTTCTTATCGCAGATTATCTTTTTAATATTTTCAAGTTCAGTTCCAGTAATACGTTTGAATGTCATCTGCTGATATTGGTTTTCACTTGAGTCAATTTCATACATTTCGATATCAGCTGAGAAATTGATTTTTGTATCTTCTTTGCTAAGTTCAAATCCCTGTAAAAGATATGACTTATGGAATTTAGTTCCGCTATTTTCTGAATCAATATTATCAAAATTAAACTGTGGAGGAAGATTTACTGGCAAACTAAATTGAGGTATTTTTAATGATGAAGCAAATTCTTTGAATTCTTCTTTCATTGCATACTGATTTTTCTTAAGCTGACTTTGCAATTCTGGTACCTCGATTTTTTGTTTTTTGTTTTCTTCTTTTTCCTGTGTAGCCTGATTTGCAGCTGTTTGTGCCTGTTCCAAAATTGACTTTGTACTTTCTGGAATTGAGTCTTCGTAACCTGTTACTGTACTTTGAGCAGTAGCATCATCATCAAAACTTGAGTCATCATAGAATCCAATTAAAGCTGTATCAGCATTATTAAGATCATCGCTACCTTGAGTGTTTGATATATCAGTGATTTTTGAATCATCTGTTTGTGGTGTAAGTTCCAATTCTGATTGCTCAGGAGTTGGTGCAGGTGTTTCAATTATTCTTTCGTTTTCTTCGTAAGCCCTAAAATCTTTTCCTGTAAAATGATTCTGGTTAAGAGTATAAGCAATTCTTTCTACTGTTTTGAAAAAGTCGCTTGAGTTTGTAAGGACGTAACTTGTATTAAGGTTTTCATCTGGCAGGTGCTGAACATAAGGCTGTCGTAAAATGCGTCCTAAAATCTGGGTTACATCTACATCGGCACTGCGATTCGCAACACTTGCAAGAATATATGCAAAAGGACAATCCCATCCTTCTTTAAGTGCATTTACTGTTATGATGTATTTTATTTTACAACGGTTGCTCATAAGATTTACATTTTTGAGCTCGTTAATATCGGCAGTCTTAATTGCAATTTCTTCTTCTTTACATCCTGCAGTAATGAGAATCTGTTTTAGTTTTTCAAAAGTTGTTGCTTCTTCACCTGATTTTGGTTGTGCCTGAAAGAGTACAATAGGACGGATATACGGAGTTCCATTATTCTTTTCACATTCTTTTGCTTTTAGTTCAAGAACACGTCGAAGATGAAGAGCATTTCCAATTACACCTTCGATTTTAGAATTGTTTTGAATGATAACTGGCAACTTAACCATGTTTTCATTTTTCAATTCCTGTGCAGTTACAAAGCTTATAATATTAGAGCTTTCTCGCGGAGTTGCAGTTAAATCCAAAACAAAAGAAGGATTTAATACATTAAGCATTTCTGTAGAAAGTTCAGAAACAGCATTATGACTTTCATCAACAATTACAACAGGGCACAAAGAAGAAATAATTTTCATCAAAGTGATATCTTCATCTGTTGATTCTGCTCCAATGTCATTAGAAAAGCTCATTAATGCACCGTTATCCTGATAAACTTTTCGTCCTTCTTTTTTGCTGGTACGTAAACTGTCAAAACTTAAAACGAAGATGCTTAAATTTTCTCGAACAGTTGTTGGAGAAAATCCTTGCCCTGCAAGAAGCTCTGATTTTTCATAAACTTCTACACGATTAGCAAAATCAACATTAATTCGCTGGCGGTAAGGGTGATTAGGATTTTTAAGTGCTGTTTTTGTCTGTTCAAGAATTGAATCAGAAGGTACAAGCCAGACAACAGCTTTTTTCTGGATAGCAGAGTATTCATCAAAAATAGCTTTAAGAGAACTACAGGCAATAAAAGTTTTTCCACCGGCTGTTGGAACTTTTAAGCAGACATGTGGTGCGTTTTTTACAGAATCGTTATAAGGTTTTATATTTGCATCTGAAGCTGGTATAATACCTTTTGATTTCCAATAGTTTTCATAAGCTTCTGCAGCATTTTTTGAAGTTTTAGTAAAACCAATAAATTCTTTGAGTTCTTGAATTGTTCGTGCCTGATATGATTTAAGTTCCATAATTATCTCCGCTAGAATTTCTTAATGTCTCTTGGGATTTTTTTGAAAATGATATTGTTCTTCTGTAACAACTCTTGTGGAATAAGGCAGATATCGGCGTATATGATGTACTGTTCGTATTTACCTTTAATTGTTGATAAGAAATCTATATCAAGAGTGGTAGCTTTTCCTTTTTCATAATAGAACCAGTAAGCTGCTCCAAAACTGTTTCCAAGAAAATATTTATTTTCGTCAGCTTTTGACTCTGAAAATTTTGAATTAGTTTCTGTAAACCAGATATATTCACGAATGGTTTGAGTATCAACTTTTTCATTTAGAAGATTGTTGATGAGAAGAGGTTCTCCAAGTTCATAAAAACTGAAATCTCCGCCTAGGCCATCTTTTTTAGTATCATATTCTTTTGTTGCAATAACTTTTATGCAATTATCAACTAGTTTAGGTTTTGATATTTTGGTCCATTTGTTTTCATTTTTTGTGATAATAGATTTAGCATCATCTATATAAATTTGAACTTCTGAGATATTATTTATATTTAATTTTTTATTATATATTTCAATTTCTTCAGAACCAGTGTAACTGTATCCCGAGATAACACGCTTAATTCGTTCTGCTGTAATAGTTTCTGCATAATCCATCATTTCAATTAAAATAAACTTTCTATTACCGTTATCAAGTTTATTCAAATTTAATACTGCTTGTGCAGTTGTCCCAGAACCTGCAAAGCTATCAAGTACAATTGAATCAGTTTTAGAAATACGGTCTAATATTTCCTGAACTAGACCTAAAGGTTTTGAATAATTAAATGTTCTTTTATCTCCAAATATTTCAGCAATTAAATCAGTTCCCTTTGCTGTATAGAAATTTTTATCTGTCCATATTGTTGGTATACCAACTCCACCTGTTTTAAAATCTGCAACATCAAGAGTTGGAATATCTGGATTATCGCTAATACGAGTAACTTCTAGTTCCTTGTTTTTAATTTTTTGAATTACACCTTCTGCTAAATATTGAACTGTAAAAAGATTTTGATTTGTTTTTTTATTCATTGGAACTATTTTTATATAACCATCTTTCCAATCATTTAATAAACGCTCTGGAATCAACCGCCATACACAATCATCGCCTTTTGTTGTAACTGGATATATAGCAACAGTACCTTCTGGTGCTATAGAATAATCATATACAAAAGCTTCTTTTTCACCAGTGTATAATCCTTCATCTATTAATTGTTGCAAAGATTTACCAACACCGACTAAAACACCAGTCTCTTTATTAACAAAAATAGGATAAGCCTGATTTGGTCTTTCTGTTTTTGTAAATGTAGCAAGATTCATTCCGTGGTAAGGTGATGCATACTCGTTCATAGCATCTTCTGAAACATTTGGCATAAAATCTTCAGGAACTACAAATACAAGATATTCTTGTGTATAAGTAAACCCCTTAGAAGGTTTTCCTCCAGATGTTTGAACTGTTACAGTAACTATTTGCCAAGTTGCAAACATTTCTTTTAAGAGCAAAACCAAATTATTCAATTCTTGATAACTTATGCTAATTACAAGACAACCTTTTTCAGATAATAGTTTTTGAAGGAGCCTAAGTCTCGGGTACATCATACATAACCATTTGTCATGCCGTGTTAAATCCTCTCCCTCTTGTCCGACAACTTCACCAAGCCATTTTTCTATTTTTGGATCACTTACATTATCATTATAAGCCCATCCACCTTTATCGATAGTATTTCCTGTGTTATATGGAGGATCTATATAAATGCAGTCAATTTTTCCTTCATATTCAGGGAGAAGAGATTTTAAGGCATCTAGGTTATCTCCGTGAATTATTTTGTTTTCAGATTCTTTTGATTTATTGTCTGCTGAATAAGTATATTTCTTTTCTAAAACTCTAAACGGAACATCCAGATGATGATTTACAACTTTCTTTTTCCCAATCCAATCTAATGTAGGCATTTTTCCACCAATACAAAAATTTTAATAAAGTATTATAACACGAAAAACTCGTTTTTTCACTTAAAATCGTCAATAAGCAAAAAAAATGGCGAGGAACTTCCTCGCCGTAGATGGACCTGGGTGTTTCAACCAGCCCGAATAATAATAGTCAAATTGATTAAGCCAGAACAGCAACTCTTTCTTTGATTGTTTTCATCTGTTTTTCGGTAAGATTAAATAATTCTTTTACACGTGACTCTGCCATTTCTCCGCTTTCAAGAATCTTTGCAGCCATTTCAAGTCTTTCTTCGAGTTTGGCTTCTTTTTCCATATCTTCCATAATTCTACACATATGCTTAACCCCCTTTTCGTTTTCCTTGAGGTATCTGGCTCTTTCTGCCAGAAGCTTATTTTTCATATCATCGGCCTTTTTGCAATGAAAGTCATGCATCAGGTCACCAATTGGATCATTTCCTTCGTATTTACCATTAACATATATGATATGGCTCTCATCGTCAAATGGTATATTACATTCTTTTACAGTTCTTTCAATGTGATAAAGTGGTAAACCTTTTCCAAAGATGTCGTTTTCTGTAATGAAAATAACATAACTTTCTGGAAGATTTTTAGCATCCTCACCAGGAACCGTAATATCTGCATCCATCAAAGCTGAATTATAACGGGCACGTTTTGCACCAGCTCCTTTATCAGCTCTCTGAATCTCAATGTCGTAAGGTTTACCTTTATTGTCTTTTGCATAAACATCAAGTCTAACAGAACGACCTTCAAGGTTCTTTACGACTTTCTGAGCAACTGTATCAATTACCTTAAGCTTCTTGTTATCAAGAATAGTCTGAAGTACAAATTGAGTACAGTCCTTGTCATTTTCAAAAAAGCGAGTCATAAAGTCATCGTCCATCAGGGTAAACTCCTGAAGCCGAGCAATCATTTTCTGCTTCTTTGTCAAATCTTTTTTTGCCATAGCACATAATACCATGATTTACCCCTGACCGCAAGTTATCTGCATAATGGTATATAGATTTTTATTTACCATTCCACATGCACCAGCAGCTCAAACTTCCTCTGAGTCAGCTTTGGCACTTCAAAGTTCAGCCAGTATTCAAAGTCATCTTCATGTAGCATCTGGCAGATTATCTGCTGGTAACAGATTGTCTTTTCATATGCTGGTATATCATCCTTTTCATAGAAAAACTCAAAGTTGAACTTATAATTTATGGTGTCTATGATTCTGTCTTTTTTTCCTTGCTCCTTTTCAATGAAGGTTAAGGCAAAATAAGGAAACTTTTCAATTCCAGGATTCATACACTGGTTAGTAAACTGCTTTAATTCAAACTTAAATAAGTCTGAGTTTTCCTTATTCCACTGTGTAATATATTCTGGAAGCTTATTCAAAAGTAGTTCTTCAAGTCTTTCATACATTGTCAAAAAGTCTCTCATTACAAGGTCTTCCTTCTGTAAATATCAAGGGTATTTTGTATGTCTTTTGGGATTTCAAAAGAACAGTCTTCTTCATGATTCTGCTGTTTTATAAACTCTTTCTTTTTAAGTAAGAAGAGCTTGATTATTGCTTCCTTCAAATCTGCCGGCATTGTTGATTGTAAAAAGCCTGCATTGTAATTCAGGAATAAAACGTGGCCTTCAAGCTTTGTATCTAATAAAAATATGGTCCTGCCGTCTATTACACAATGGGGCACTCTCTGCTTGGTGTTCATATCAATAATGTTCACCATTTCTGTTATGTTGTCTTGATTTGTATACACCTTACAATCTCTCACAGTCTGAAGCTCATTGTAATTATGATCTTCCAGTGGATAACCAAGTATTTTTTCTATGTAGAAAATAGTAGACGTAAACAAAAGCTCGTCTATTTCAAGTTCTGTATCTTTTAATTCAAGTATTTTCTGGAGTTCTTCAAATGGGAATGGGGACATAGTAGCTCCTGGAAAAGCGAGGCTCACGAAAGTATAACCTTCGTTCAGTCAAATACAAGGCCAAGCCCTGCGGGTTGTCGCTGCGCTCCAAGCCTTGCATTTGCCTTCACTTCGGTTTTTAGTTTTTTCGCCCCCGCTTTCCAAAGGCCAATATTACAATTGGCTTTTGGAATTATTAGGTATAAGTCACGCTGTCTGCAGTAACTTATTCTTCTGCGGTTTTGAGTAAAACCATATTCTTCTTAGGTCTGGTAACGAGGAAGCCGTCACGCTTACGGAAGCGCATAAAGAGCTCGCCGTATTCAAGTCCTTCAGTTGTTTCATCAAAGCGCTTGATTTCGATTCCCTTGCGGTTGCCGTGGATGATTCTCTTTGGATTCATAAAGATGGCAATTACCTTGTCAGCTTCGAGGTCGGCAAGCTGCGGCATCAATCTTGATTCCACAACGTCATAACCATCAATGCGTCCTGGCATTCCGTCACCTGGCTTTCTCCAGATTGGGTTATGGTTGTCGTCCTGAATATTTGCAATATGATTCAAAACTGTTTCGTTCAAGAACCACTTGCAGTACTTTCTTTCTTCCGGTTCAACCTTGAGCTCGGCAGCTCTAAAGTCAAGGTAAGTAAGCTTGCTTTCGTCGGTGCTTTCGATTCTGCAAACTTCGGCCTGTGCCATATTGATAGCCCCTGTGAAAGGGTCATCATCTGCAATAAGGCACTGGCGGTCAAACTCCTGACCGTAGGCTTCTGTAAAGTCTTCCAGGAACATCTTTCCAAGGTCCACAAAAACATCTTCGCCGAACTCGTCAAAGAATGGGACATAGCCTGCAAGGGTGTAAGCCTTGAGCTCTGTGCGTGTAGGCATGTTTGATTTTGTAGCATCGATTTTCTGTCCGTAAGAAGTCAGCCACTTCAATTCAATTCCGCCGCGGTCTCTTTCCGGAATGAAGATTGAAGGTCCGTTCATCGGGCGATGGGTTACAAGATTCATCATTACAGACTGCTTTGCAGCTTCCTGCATGATGGTCTCTTCGTAAATCGGATTGATAAGATACTGGTCATTGTTTGCCAGGTTTCCGATTGGCTCTCCAAGAACAGCTTTCTGTGGTACAAAGCCTTTTCCGGCTTCCCACTTAAAGTCCTTCGGATTGTTCCATTTTTCAGCTCTGATGTTAGGGCAGAACTTCAAAGCTCCAAGTGTTTCGGCATCCTTGTTCCAGGCGGCAACAAGGCCTTTACCCACGTTGTAGCAGACATCGCGGTAAGTTAAAGGCTTCATTTCTGAATCAGTCTTTTTAAGAAGGTTACGAAGCTCCTTAACTGATTCTCTGATTCCTTCAAGCTCTGTTGTAGAGGCAGTCTGCTGACTGTCTGCCATTTTCAAAATTCCGTCAATGAGCTCTTCTGTCTCATTAAAGTATTTTGAAATCTGTTCCGGTGTTGCAGCTTCAGTTGGCACCAAGCTTTTCATATTGCTAAGTTTCTGCTGCAAAGATACAATTACTTCGTTCAAGGTTTCCTCCTTAGGTAAACTTGAATAGCAGAGCTGCAGTCAGGTTCTAATTGCTTGCAGCTCTGTTTTATTTTTAATCTATGCTCTGGTCCTTAGACCTGAACAAACCTTTTCAAAAAACGAAAGCTCTTCATTCTGAATCACTTCTGTTATCTCAAGCTTCTTCTGCGGTACGTGAAGGGCAAAAGGATTTGCCGGCACACTGCAGATAGAAAATTCCAAAAGCTCCTGCTTTCTGTAAATCAAATCACAGTCGCGGTCCTTGGCTTCTAAAAACTCAAGCTCATCAACACGGAATCCCACAGAGCCGCAGCGAAGCACTCCGGCCTTAACACGCTCTCCAATGCTCCAGCCAAACTCATCAAAGTCTTTTGCATTAAAGAGAATGTCGCCTTCAAGCGTTTTGTCAGCTGTCACATTCTGGGCAATTCCAATAGGCGGAATCGAATAGTCATGACTCCAGAGCACCACAGGATTTGAAAGATAGTTTTTTAAATCCCAGCCGCACGGATCAACTTTCTCAAAGTCGCGGTCCGTGTCAAAGGTACTCATCACCCAGTGAAAAGAATCCTTCTGCACGTCCACAGCCTTGAATACTTCTACCTGTGCGCTCACTTTCCCAGAGCTTGTGTTTTCCTTCAGGAACTTCAAGAAAAGCTTTTTGTCTTTCCCAAAGTCCTTGTTTTCAACGCCGTCAATCTTGACTACCATTCCAGCCTCCCATATTTCTATCAAGCATCTGCCTGTAAACCTCTGCATAATCTGCAGGGTTTTGATAACCAATCTTTAATCTCAGGTAGTGGATGTAAGAGCGGACCGAGCTGTCAGTTACGTTCATCTCGTAGGCAATTTCTTTAACAGTCTTACCCTTGGCAAGAGCAACCGCTACATCAAACTCTGTGTCAGTTAGCTCGCCAACAGCCCGAGTCAGATGCAGACCGTTTTTAATGTCATCAAGAACAGTCTGAGGGTAAGCAGAGTTTCCGCTGAAGATTTTCTGCAGAGCAGGAAGCAGCGTTTCGCTTGTTTCTGCATTACAGATAAAGCCCGAAGCTCCAAGTTTATGAACTCTAAGCCCAAAGAAATCCGAGCAGCTTTCTCCAGTCTCAAAAAAGACAAAACGCAGCTTGTCATTTATTCCCTTAAGACTGGTCATCTTTTCCTGAATACAAAGGCCTAAGAAAAACTTTTCAACCAGAATTACACAGTCACTGTCAGAGCCAAGATGATACTTAAAGTCATCGTCCTTCAAGACATCAAAGGTCTGCACCTGCGGAAGCTTCTGCTTCAAGAATTCTTTTACAGTTCCCTTAACCACATAATTAGAAGTAGCAAAAAACAATTTCATATTAGTTTTTGTCCTCACAATTTTTATTGTCATCAGAATCAAAAGCCGAAATTGTGTTGGGCTTCCACCAGCTGTCACCCCAGGGCTTTTCCTTTTGTCCCCGTGCTCTCAAAACATCATTAATTGTTTTAAGTCCGGCATTGATTTCTGCAATATCCCGGTTGCTCTGGGCATCCTCAGATTCCTGCAGTTCCGGGATATTGTTAAGGTTGAATTCCCCGGTCTGTAAAAGATTGAACCGGCGAAAGAACTGAACTTCCAGAATCTGCTCAAAGTTCTTGAGCAGTGGAATAAGCGTAAAGTTCCAGAACGCCCGGTGCTGGGAATCTGTATCGGTGCCGCTCAATGAACTTTTGGAATCCTGAATATTGGCAACTCTCGGCGGGATGCCGAATTTCGCAAGAAGTGTATACAGGTTCCACTTCTTCATATCGTAAAGTTTCAGAACGTCGGGGCTGAACGTAAGAGGCTGGTATTCTGTACCTTTACCCAATACAGCCACACGATTTTTCATGCCGTGGCCGTATTTTGAGTCCCAGGTACGAGCAAGTAATTCTGCTTCTGTCTCTGTGAGAATCTGGTCTGTTTTTAAAAGCCCCTTAGGAACCCCACCTTCTTTTAAAAGTCCTGAATTCTGCTTGGCGGCGAGCAAATCTTGTTCGACTTCAAGACCCAAGCTTACCAGAGGACTCACACCGCGGTATTCATTCCACGGGTTCCAGTCCTTAAAGTGAATTATTTCATCAGGAAGAATTATGAGAGGCTTGCCTGTAGCTCCGTCTGTATAAACCCACTTGGTAATCTTTCCGCCTTCAACAACGTGCTGCATATTCCGCGGATTTAAGATGTAAATCTCTGAAGGAATGCCGCAGCAGTAGTCCTCGCCGAACCACCAGAAAGCCTCTCCGTCGAGGCTCCACCAGGCGCAGGTTTGCTTCCAAAGATCAAACCTGCACATGCTTTTATTCGGGTACATAAAGAGCTTAGCCAGTTTTGAATCACTTTCTGTCTTACCGTTTTTCTTAATTTCAAATTCAGCACGCGCTACGTTACGAGTCAAAATATCAATACATACCGATACCCAGGCGTGCTGTAAATAAGGATCAGTGCAGGTCTTTTTATCTCTCACCGAAAAGTCATCTGCAACAGTTTCGTTATTTATCTCAGAAAAGCTTCGTAACTTTTTTTCTTGCTGGTTCCTCTTTTTAAAAAGTCCCATATAAATTATCGGTATTACCTCAACCTAAAACGACCCCCGACGTTGCCGCGCTGAAAATGGCATAACGCATAGCGTCCATGTAGTGGTCATTTACTTTTACAATCTGATTATTCTCATCACGTGAATAATCCCATATTTCACCAAGAACACCGGTACAGTCTTTACAAACAAAAAACTGTCCGCGTTCAATTTTTGCAATTATGTAATCAATTCCTGCATCCACAGAGTTGTTTGCTTTTACACCTCCAGGCACTTCCTGAATTCTCTCTCCTCCAGCAGGGTCGCAGTAAGTTACAAAGCAGTCGTCATACCAGTTCTTTGCCTGCTGCTGCTCAACGCTTGTTTTCGTTGTTATGTTGAAGCCGCCAAAATCGGCAACCACATAAACAGTCTCCCCAACCCAGCCAACCTTAACCGCAGCAATATGAAGTCCAAAATCCTGACCGCCTGTAAAACGGTCAAACTCTTCCGGCAGCTGGTCACGAGTCAGAATCATTGACTCTTCAAACTTTTCATAAACCGAGCCCTCAGGCTTTACCCAAAGTCCGTCCCGGAATCTGGCCCGCTGTTTTTCCGGCATGTTATCCAGAATGTCGCTGATATAATCTTCATCAAGATTTTCAGCGTTATCCATCGGGTTCAGAACTTCACTTGCATAAAGCTCCGGCTTATTTAATTTCTCATCCGTTCTCGGTTCAATCTTTCGAATGAACACCTTGTAAGCCCAGTGCATAGGCGAACACGGATTACAGTCATAAAAAAACTTATTCTTGCAGCCTTCAACCTTCATCGCTAGACGAGAATAGGCAGTAGTAATTGCAGAATAAGAAATCTGGCTTACTTCGTTGAAATAGATAGTCACATATTCATGACCGAGAATGCGGTCTACCTGTTCCTTGTCACCAAGTCCGCCAATCCAAATTTCACTTCCGTTCCAAAGCGTAATAAGTCCGTCGTGTACATTAGCCTTGTAGTTGGATGCTCCAATCGTCTTATTAAGCCAGGGAAGAAGTGTCTCGTGTAAAACAGAGCTTCTTGCATCCTTTGCACGAAAGCGGCATATTAAATGTCTGCTTCCCGGGTAACGGCAGGCACGAAAAATAATTGCCATAACAAGCACCGTAGTTTTTCCCGAACGCGAACCGCCAAAAAGCAGAACATGCTTCGCAGAAGAACTAAGCAGCTTCAAGGCCTTTTTCTGTACAGCCGTCGGCTTAAACAGCTCTCTCATTACAAATCCTTAAAGGAATCTGCAAAAGTAATAGCCAGTTCTCCCTGAACAGGCTTTGAGTTTTCCTTGTCCGCTCCGGTAATGAACGAATCAAGCTTTGCAGAACGTTCAAGCAAATCCATCGCTCCGTCTGCATCCAGCTTTTCCGGGTCCAGAGTCTTAAGCCGTTTTCCAACAAGCTCGTCAAACCCGTTCAGCATTTCCATCTGGCGTTTTTTGCGTTCAACACGCTCAGCCAGCAATTCTCTTTCAGTCTCCTTTGCAATATAGGCATCGTATTCTGTAGCACGCTCATTCCAGTGATAGAGTCTTGCATAACGTGCCCAGGAGCCGTACTTCTTTGGCTCAATTCCGTGCATCTCCATACAGGCCTTAATACTACGCTTATAGCCCATGGCACGAAAAAGACAGAAAGCCTTAAAAGCCTTGGGAGACTCATCGATTAATTTTTTCTCCCAGGACTTTTCCGGCTCTGCCATTTTTGAATTAAGTTCACTGTTTAAGTTTGCGGATGTCGAAACAGTGTCCTTATCTCCCACCTGAACACCTCCTTTTGCCTGATGGTTATTTATGTACGACGTAGCGGTTCACACTTCGTCTTGTAATATGCTCGCAAAAGCTTTTTTCAAGCTTTACAGGGCATCCGTCATTCAACGTTATTCTGACGATTATCTCGCCATACTTTTCTTCCGCAGCAATTCGCCTGCAGTAGTCATTTGATTCTTCAAGAATCTTAGAAAGCGGTACATTCATGCTTCCACCTCACAAACCTGATTTCCAAGCCAGTAAAATAAATCCGACTTTCTGAAAATCAAACGACGCCCAAGCTTCACATGCGGAATCTTTTTCTCCCTGCAGAGCTTGTACATAAAAGTCCGGCTAAAGCCCAGGTACTCACAAGCCTGCTTAAACGAAAGTAAATCCAAGTTATTTTCTTCTGCCATTTCTTTCACTCCTAAAACGAGATAAATAAAAAAAGCCACAGCAGAACTTAATCTGCTATGGCTCTATCTTAAATCTAAACCCCGTTTGCAAAGTGCCAATTAGTGCTTACATTTTGCCCACGCTATAAAACAATCCGTTTGCATTTTGAAAACAACTAGGCCGTAAGATACTTTTCCCAGGCACTCGAAATAACTGTACGCATATTTTCAAACTTCTCCTGAGTCTCATGATCAGAGTAGTGATCAGTCATAGTAAAGGATTTATGGCCCATAATCTGCATTACAATTTCTTTGTCAGCCTTCTGCTTCAACATCGTACAGCAGAAGTGGCGCAGACTGTGGAATACAATGTTTCTCTCCTTGCGGACCAGCTCGCTGACTCCAATCTCTTCCAGGGCCTTATAAAAGCAGTCGCCGTAATAGCCCGGAGTAATCGGCATTTTATGATTCTTTACAGACCAGAAGACATAACTCAAATCCCCAAACTCAGGATTCCTTCTTGCCTGGTTCATAAGCTGCAAGGCAATAGAATGCTCAATCGGTAAATCCCGAACCTCTTTGTTTTTCGTAGTCTTCAGACCGTCCATCTCGCTAAAGCTGTGGCGAACATGAAGCATATCCCCAACCACATCAATATCGCAGACACGGAGCCCGCTAATCTCACCGGCACGCAGACCATAAAAAGCCGCAACCTTAAAGGCAAGCTTTGCAGTATTATTTTCCCAATCCAGAGCAAGCAGTCTTCGGATTTCTGTTTCAGTCGGAATATCGCGCTCATCCGCATCCACCTTAAAGCGCTCAACACTTGCAACCGGATTCACAGTAATTTTCTGCTGCTTAGCAAGCCAGTTCAAACAGCGGTTTACACAGTTTATATTTTTATTAATCGTCTCACTGGCAAGCTCTCGAGCGTCATGAAGATAAAACAAAAAGTCATCCAGCTCCGGCACCGTCAAATCCTCAATGCACATATCATCGCCAAAATAAGGCCTCCAGTAATTACGCACAAAAGCCTTCATACAAAAGGCATACTTTTTCGAAAGCGAATGCCCGCGGTCCAGCTGCCTTTTAATAAACACAGAAGTATCATAATCCCAAAAGCTCTCAAGGTTAGCACAGAGAAGATGCTTGCCATCTGCTGTCAAACCAATGCTTGGCACAAAACTTGCGCCATCTTTAAGAGCCGGTTTTTCGTCTTTCACAAGCTTCATTTTTCCGTCAGCAGTCTTTTTAATCACAATAACTTTTTTAGGCTTAGGTGCTTCTGCAGGAGTAGGAGCCGGAGCCTGCACAGGAGAAGAAACAGGAGCAAGAGCTTCAACCACAGGTTTTCCAAGCTCCGCATGCTTTTGAGAAAACACAGGAGAATCAAAACCAAACTTTTGTGAAAGCATAGCCACAACAGACTTAGCATCGCTTTCAGAAAGCCGGTCTACAAAGCTTTTCAGGGAAGTCGGAACAAGAATAGAATCGTCGGATTTTAATTTACGAGAATTTCCGTGAGCAGTAGGCTTGCCGTTCTTAAGCCACTCATGGGCAATAATCACAGCTTCGTCTCTGTCTTTCGTGCCCGTACTCTTACCGTAATCGCGTGAACCAGTTACAGGGTCAATAAAATAGGCCTTGTAATAACCTGAGCTAGTCTTACCAAGATAAAACTGACGCAT